CCGAATTTGGGATGACGCCGAGTGCTCGAGCAAGAATATCCGCGCAGCCGCCGGGCGGCGCCGGTAGCAAGTTCCAGGGCCTCATCGGTGGGTCGGAAAGCTAGGAAGGCAAGACCTCCGACACGGTCGGACAAGGTCATAGCCTTCATTGAATGCCTGACAATCCCGTCAGGCGAAGGACAGGGCGAGGCGTTCAAGCTCAGGGAATGGCAGAAACGGTTTATCCGCGACGTCTACGATCCTGTGGGCGGGAATGGCCGGCGCCTGGTGCGGCGCGCGGTTCTGTCGGTCGCCCGAAAGAACGGCAAGACCGCTTTGATTGCCGCCTTGTGCATCGCCCACCTTGTCGGCCCCGAGGCGATCCCGAACGGAGAAATCTATTCCGCCGCCACGGAACGCGATCAAGCCGCCATCGTGTTCAAGGTGGCGCGGCAGATCATCGAGGCGGACCCGGAGCTTTCGGCGCTCTTGACGGTGGTGCCATCAACGAAGACCATTGTATGCCGGTCAAACGGCAGCTTCTACCGGGCCATCTCAGCCGAGGCCGGTTCAAAGCATGGTCTGAATCCGAGCGTCGTGATCTACGACGAACTGGCCCAGGCAAAGAGCCGGGAACTTTACGACGTCCTCGACACTGCAATGGGTGCGCGGGCCGAGCCGTTGCTTGTCGTGATCTCGACGCAAAGCAACGATCCGCAGCATATCCTGTCACAGCTCATTGACGATGGGCTCAGGAATACCGACCCGACCACCGTCACGCACTTGTACGCGGTGCCGGATGACGTCGAGGATATCTTTGATGAGAAGGTGTGGAAACAGGCAAACCCGGCTCTAGGCGATTTCCGCAGTCTCGAGGACATGCGAACGCAAGCCGCCCGTGCGGCGCGAATGTCGAGTTTTGAGGCCAGTTTCCGTAACCTATATCTGAACCAGCGGTTTGACGCTCAATCGCCGCTCATTGCCCGGACGGAATGGAACGCCTGCAAGGTGGATGCAACACTAGCGCACGGCGAGCCGGTCTATCTTGGCCTCGACCTGTCATCCACCACCGACCTGACGGCGCTGGTGGCGATCTCGGCCGAGAACGGCGACCGCATCAAGGCATGGTTCTGGAAGCCAGGCGATCTGCTTCGGGACCATGAACACCGGGACCGGGCTCCCTATGGCGAGTGGTCGCGCGCCGGGTGGATCGATACGCCACCGGGCAGGGCCATCGACTACGGGTATGTGGCCCGGACAATTGCCGAGGTGACGAGCGATTACGATGTGCGCGGGCTGGCCTATGACCGCTGGCGCATCGAGAACCTGATGCGGGAACTGGATGGCATCGGCCTAGCGTCCTACGTGGACGGAAAGGACACTGGCGGGCACGGCCTGCGGCTCGTCCCGTTTGGTCAAGGGTTCAGGGACATGGCGCCCGCGATCGACGCCCTCGAGTTGTCGGTGATCGAGCGCCGCTTTGCCCACGACGGCAATCCCGTCCTGGGCTTCTGCTTCTCAAATGCTGTTGCGGTCACGGACTCGGCCGGCAATCGCAAGCTGGACAAATCGAAGACGCGGTTTCGCATCGACGGTGCGGTGGCCGCGGCAATGGCAATAGGGCTGAAAGCTCGTGACATGACAGCTGCACCTGAGAAATCATTCTGGGACGCCGCGTGATGGCTTGGTGGAATCGGCTTTTCTCGCCGCAGGAAAAGAAATACAGCACTCTCGATCTGTTCCGCGAGATTTATGGTGCCCCGCCGTCTCGCAGCGGAATCTCGGTTACATGGTCATCTGCCCTTGAAGTCTCGACGGTGCTGGCCTGCCTGCGCGTGATTGCCGAAGGGATCGCGCAGGTTCCGTTCAAACTCTACGTTGACCGGAACGGCGGCACGGGACGAATTGCGTCAGGTCATCCGCTTTACAACGTGATCTATCGCCGTCCCAACCGCTGGCAGACAAGTTTTGAGTTCCGCGAGACAATTGCGATGCATGCCGCCTTGATGGGCAATGCCTACGTGTTCATCGGCCGTGTTGGCAACGCCCGTGAGATTCGCGAACTTGTTCCGCTCGAACCGCAGTTTGTCGGTGTCAAAAAACGGCGAGATGGGTCGCTGATCTACAGCTACAGCCCGGCGAGCGGGGAAACCGTCGAGTTCGATGCTGGCGTGATCTGGCACATCAGGGGCCCCTCGTGGAACGGCTATACCGGGCTTGAGGCCGTGAAACTGGTTCGAGAGGCTATTGGCCTTGCGGTCGCAGCAGAGACGGCTCATGCGGAAATGCACCGAAGTTCCGCCAAGGTTGGCGGCATCTACAGCGTGGATGGGAATCTATCGAAAGAGAAGTACGACTTTCTCGCGGCGTGGCTCGACAAGTACGCAATGGGTGGTGAGCGTGCCGGAAAGCCGATGATCCTCGATCTTGGGGCAAAGTTTACGCAGACCCAGATGACCGGCGTTGATGCCCAGCACCTCGAGACCCGCAAGCACCAGATCGAGGAAATCTGCCGTGGCTTCCGCGTGATGCCGATCATGGTCGGGTACAGCGACAAGTCGGCAACATATGCAAGCGCGGAACAGATGTTTATCGCGCATGTCGTTCACACGCTTTCGCCCTGGTACGAGCGCATTGAGCAGAGCGCCGACGTCAACCTGCTGTCGGAGGCCGAGCGCCTCGAGGGATATTACATGAAATTCACCCCGAATGCGCTGATGCGCGGCGCGGCGCGCGACCGGGCAGAGTTCTATACTCGAATGGTCGGCTCGGTAAACGCAACGCCCGGCATCATGACGCGCAACGAAATCCGAGCTCTTGAGGAGCTGCCGCCAATTGATGGTGGCGACGTGCTCTTTGACCCAATCCCGAAAGCCGCGCCCGCGGCAACCGATAGCTCGGCACCATAGGAGCAGTCATGGACCGCATTGAAATCAAATTGGCGTCGGATGACTTCGATGCCAAGACCGGAGAATTTGCGGGTTACGGAGCCATCTTCGGCAACCTCGACAGCTACGGCGACGTAATCGCCAAGGGCGCTTTCAAGACGACTCTGCGGGAGTGGGAAGAGCGCGGCAAGTATCCTCCAATGCTGCTTCAGCACGGTGGCGGCGGGTTCGGTGGCTCGGCCGATGACATGCTCCCGGTTGGCCAGTGGACCCAGATGGAGGAAAACAGCAAAGGTTTGAAAGTGGCAGGAAAGCTGTTTGCTCTTGGCACCGAGCGCGGCCAATACATTTATGAAGGCATGAAGTCCGGCGTCCTCGATGGGCTGTCAATTGGTTTTCGTGCACGTAAGTTTACGCGCGGAACCAAGCCGACAGAACCGGTGCGGACGCTTGAGGACATCGATCTGATGGAGGTGTCCATCGTTACATTTCCGGCCAATGGCAAGGCCCGCGTGACTGGCGTCAAATCGTTCGACGCCATGTTCTGGCGAGCAATCGAGGCCGATCTCAAAGCCGATCCTGAACTGAATTTGTCGAGCGCCAAGGCAGTGAGTGCCGTGGCGATCCTCAAGAAGCATCTTCGTGAGGAAGGTGAAGCAACGCCAGATCTGTCCCGCGAGGCGGACGAGAAGGCACTGGCGGACGCTGTCCGCCGACTGAACTTCAACCTTTTGGGAGTATCCTGATATGGAACTCAGTGAAATCAAGTCGCTGGTCGAAAAGACTGGCGAGGCGTTCGAGGCGTTCAAGAAGTCGAACGACGAGAACCTGAAGAAGCGCGACGTCGTCATCGAAGAGAAGATGGCCCGCATTGAGGGTGACCTTGACAAGGCCGTCGAAGCCAAGGCGGCTCTGGAGCGTCAGATCGCCGCCGAAAAGAAGGAGCGCGAAGACCTAGAGCTTCGTCTCTCCAAGCTCGGCACAAAGGGCACGGGCGACGACAGGTTCGACGTCGAACTGAAGTCGTTCAACGATGCGCTGAAAGCCAGTGCCAAGGATCGGCAGGCCGCCTATGAGCCCGTCGATGCCGATGGCTACCGCGCCTACAAGTCGGCTTTCCGCAGCTTCATGGCGAAAGACGCCCGGCTGCTGACGGCTGACGAGATCAAGACGCTGTCGGTCGGTTCCGACCCCGATGGCGGCTACCTGGTAACGCCCGATACCGGAGGCCGCATCGTGACCAAGGTCTACGAGACCTCGGAGATGCGCCAGATCGCATCCTCCATGACCATCTCCAGCGACAAGCTGGAAGGTATCGAGGATCTGGGCGAAGCGGGTGCAGGCTATGCAGGCGAAAGCGCGCAGGGTTCCGATACCACGACGCCGCAGGTCGGCAAGTGGTCCATTCCTGTGTGGATCATCGACAGCGAGCCCAAGGCGACCCAGTCGATCCTCGATGACGCGTCGGTCGATGTCGAGGCATGGCTGTCTGGCAAGGTGTCTGATAAGTTCGCGCGTTTTGAAAACGCCGAGTTTGTCAACGGTGCCACGAAGATCCGTGGCATCGCCTCCTACACCACTGCCGCTGACAGCGGCTCTGGCGTGACGTGGGGAACAATTGGCCACATTGCGACTGGCACCTCCGGCGCGTTTGGCACAACCGTGGCTACCCAGGCCGACAAGCTGATCGACCTCATGGGACTGCTCAAGAACGCCTACCTGTCAAACGCCCGCTGGGTGACCAACCGGGCAGTGCTGACGCTGATCCGCAAGTTCAAGATCGGCGCCACCACGGATGCCTATGTCTGGTCCCCCGGTCTGGGCGTCGGCATCCCGGAAACCATTCTTGGCTTCCCGGTGTCGCGCATGGAGGACATGCCGGCAGTCGCTGCGAACTCGCTCTCGCTGGCCTTCGGTGATTTCCGTACGGCCTACCAGATCGTGGACCGTATCGGCATCCGCGTCCTGCGCGACCCGTACACCGCCAAGCCGTTCGTGAAGTTCTATACCACGAAGCGCACGGGCGGCGGCGTCGTCAACTTTGAGGCCATCAAGTTCCTCAAGTTTGCCTGATCACGAAGATGGCGGGGCGCAATGACGCGCCTCGCCGCTTTCTCTGCATCACCATTTCCAGCAAGAAGGAAATTCCACCATGCTTCGCGATATTGCGAACAACGTGACCCTGAAAAGGGCACTTTCTCCCCAGGCGGCGCGCACTGACAACACGGCGATGGTCTCCGAGATCCTCGACGTTCGTGACTTTGCGGCCGTGATGCTGGCGATCATTGTCGGCGCCAACACTGACGCAAATGCCACGTTCGCCGTCCTCATCGAAGAGTGCGACACTTCTGGCGGCACGTACACCGCCGTGGCGGATGCCGATCTCAACGGAACCGAAGTACTGGCTGGGTTCCAGTTCGATGACGACAACGAGCTTCGGAAGATCGGCTATGTCGGTAACAAACGGTACATCCGCGCGACGATCACGCCGTCTGGCAACGACAGCGGCAACATTTTCGTTTCTGCCTCGTGGATTTGCGAGCCTCTTCGCAAGCCTGCCGAGAACCCCCCGGCCTGATCTCTGACGGTTGGAATATGAAGGGCGGCTTTGCGGCCGCCCTTCGATCTTGCAAAGGTCTCCAATGCTTGCACCCGTTCGCACCGTACCCCCAGCTCAAAGTCTGTTGACGCTTGCGGATGTGAAGGCGCACATGCGCGTCGATCATGCAGACGAAGACGCGCTGATTTCAGGCTATATCAACGCAGCAACGGCGCGTCTTGATGGTCTCAGTGGCATTTTGGGACGAGCACTGCTGACCCAGACATGGACGGTCGAGTTCCCAGCGTTTGGCAAAAGGCTCGACATTCCACTTTGCCCGGTTCAGTCAGCAACGATTCAGTACTACGACAGCACAAACGCGCTTCAGACGCTTTCAAGCTCAGTCTACGCAGTACTGACCGATGGCCTAGGGCCCTATGTTTCGCTGAAATACAATCAGCAATGGCCGCAAACCTACACCAGAGACGATGCGGTCAAGATTACATTTGTGGCCGGGTACGGTGACACACCGGCCAGCGTTCCGGCCTCAATCCGCATAGCCATGTTCCTTCTTGTGGCGCATTGGTACGACAATCGGTCTGCCGTGTCGGTTGATAAAGCGGCTTCCGAGTTTCCGTTTGCCGTATCGGCGCAGCTCGCCCCCTTTATTCGCGTTGGAACTTGAACGATGGACGCGGGCCGCATGGATCGCCGGATCGCCATCAAGCGGGCGACCTCGTCCGTCAACAGCTTCAACGAGGCATCCGACACCTGGGCAACGCTGGCAACCGTGTGGGCGAATGCGGCTCCCGTGAGCGACGGAGAGCGCATGCGGGCCGGTGAAACGCTGGCGCAGATGCAGGTGCGGTTCGTGATCCGGTGGTCGGCCACCACGGCGACGGTGGACCCCAAGGACCGGCTGACGTTTGACGGCCGCGAGTTCGACATCAATGGCGTGAAGCAGATCGGCCGCCGCGACTATCTCGAAATCACCGCCACGGCGAGGGCCGAGACGCCATGACCTTCACCGTTTCCGTCTCAGGCCTGGCAGAACTGGACAAGGCGCTGGGAGAGCTCCCCAAGGCTACGGCTCGCAACGTGCTGAAGCGCACCCTCGACAAGGCCGCACAGCCGATCGTCGAGGCCGCGAAGATGTATGCGCCGGTCAATACCGGCAAGCTCCGCGACAGCATCATCGCTTCGGCCAGGGTCAAGAACAAGGTCGGTAATGCCGAGTATTCCGCAGCGATGCGAGCAGGGCTTGGCAAGGCGGCAGCGGGTGCCGCCCTTCGGCAGGCTCGCCGCGATTCCAAGGGACTCGGGTCCTTCGCCGAAATCTTCGTCGGCCCGTCAACGGGAACGATCCCCTACGCCCACATCGTCGAGTTCGGCAGCGTGAAGGACAGCCCGCAGCCCTACATGCGCCCGGCGTGGGACGGCCAGAAGCAGAAGGCGCTGGAGATCATCAAGGCCGAGCTCGGCAGCGAGATCATCAAGGCCGCCCGGCGCGTCGGCCGCAGCAAGAAGCAATCCGCCGAGGTCAAGTACAGGGCCTCGATCGCGGCCATGATCGCGGCAGGGTTCTGATGGAAGAGGCGCTCGTCGGCTACCTCCTCGCGGGTCCATCGCTCGCGGCGCTGGTCGGAACCCGGATCCACTGGGTGCGGTCACCGCAAGGGGAGGCCTCGCCGCGGATCGTCCTCTACCGCATCGCAGGCCTGCGCGACATGACGCTGAACAATGGCCCGACCAGTTTCGTCACGAGCCGCGTGCAGGTCGATTGCATCGGCATCACCTACCAGAGCGCCAAGTCCGTTGCCCGCGCTGTGGAAGCCCGCCTGAGTGGCTACAGCGGCGTGAGGAACATGATCCGCTTTGAGGGTGCGTTCCTCATCGGCGAGCGCGACGATTTCTTCGACACGGACACGCCCGACAAGCTGTTCCGCACCAGCCTCGATTTCAACATTTGGACGAAAGGAACCTAAGCCATGCCCTCCTCGGCAGTCCTCGGCTATAACGTCGACTTCTCGATCTACAACGGCGCCTCCTATGTGCAGGTGGCCGAGGTGACCAACATCACCTGGCCCGGCTACAAGCGGGACGCCATCGACGTCACCTACATGGACTCGGCGTCGTCGTTCCGCGAGTATATCGCGGGGCTCATCGACGCGGGCGAGGTCACGGTAGAGATGAACTGGGTCCCGTCCGCCACGGATCCGATCCTCGCTGCCATGACGGCAGGCGTCGGCCAGTTCAAGCTGCAGTACAATGCTGGCGCCAACGTTGTATTCAAGGCGATCGTCACCAGCTGGGCCACGCAGTCGCCGCTGGGCGAGAAGCTCTCGGGCACCGCCACGTTCAAGCTGACGGGCGTCCCGACCTGGGCGGCCTCGTAATCGATGGCCAATCCCTTGCGTGGCGAGGTCGCCTTCACGGTGGCCGACGTCGAATACACCCTCAAGTTCTCGACCAACGCCATCTGCGAGCTTGAGCAGCTGCAGAACAAGGGCCTGAACGAGATCGTGGGAGACCTTGAGCGGCTGTCCACGGTTCGGGCGCTTCTCTGGGCTGGGCTTCGCGCCAAGCATCCCGGCGTGACGTTGGTGATGGCCGGCGATCTGATCGACGCGATCGGCATGGTCCCGGCTACCGAAGTCATCGGTCGTGCCCTCAACGCGGCATTCCCGCCGCCGAGCAAAGACCCAAACGCATAGAGCCAGAAGGGCGCCTCGACTGGGAGGCCATGCACGTCACCTGGGTGACGGCAGGCTTCGACCCCGCGCGCTTCTGGCAGATCACCTTGAAGGAAGCCGACCGCGAGCTTTCCGGCGCCATGAAGCGGCGCGAGCGGGAGTCTGACGAGCGCATCTGGCTTGCCTGGCACATCGTGGCGCTCGACCGGACGCAGAAGCTTCCGCAGCTTCAAGACCTCCTGGCGCGGCCGACCACCGGCACGAGCCGGAGACAGCAGACCGGCCCCGAGATGCTCGCCGCCATGAAGGGCATGTTCCTTGCCTTCGGCGGCAACCCTGAACAGTTGAAGGCGACAGAATGACCAGCCAGGCGGAAATTGGTAATGTGCGGGTGAGACTCGGCATCGACAGCGCCGAGTTCGCCAACGGCGTCCGGAATGTGCAGTCGAGTCTCTCGACCCTTGGTTCGTCGATCAAGACCTTTGCCACGGCCGCCGCGGCCGTCACGGTGTTCAGGCAAGCCGTTTCGGCCCTGCACGACGTGGCCGACATGGGCGACGTCGCCGAAGCGATCGGCCTGACCGCGGAGCAGCTGCAGGTCTACAACCGCATGGCACTGGCATCGGGCGCGTCCGCCGAGGTCATGGCCCGGGGCCTGCAGACGATCGCCGAGCAGTCGACAGACGCGAAGTCGAAGCTGTCAGAGCTGTTCGACGCCAACGGCATATCGGCGGCCGGCAAGGAAATGAACCAGGTTATCCTGGACTTCATGACCTTGCTGCAGAATGCCAAATCACCGGCTGAGCAGCTGGCCATGGCGACGGGCGTGCTGGGCGACAAGGTCGGGCGCCAGCTGGTCGAGTCCCTGCGCGCTGGTGCTGGGGGCTGGAACCAGGCCTTCAACGAAATGGCTCAGGACGGCTACTACCTGGCCAACGAGCAGGTGAAGGCCGCGCAAGCGATTGAGACCCGCTACAACCAGCTGATTTCGAACCTCACCTCGCTGTGGCAGAAGTTCGTCGTGAATATCGTCACGGGGCTGGACTCGATCAAGTTCGAATACCAGCCGGGCAGAGGTGGCGCCCGGTCCGCGGTGGCAAACCGACCGATGCCGGGGCTTCCGGTCTCGCAGACTTATGACGGCAAGGGCGACCTCCCCGGCAACATCAATGCCGGCGGCGGCTACAGCGTCAACAAGCCGACTGCCAACCCATTCAATGGCATCAGCGCCCCGAAGGCTTCGAAGGGGGCGAGTGGACCGAAGGCGCCGGGTGCGCCCTTCGACTCGATCGATGATATCTATGGCTACGGCGAGGCATTCAAGACCCTTTGGGACGACATGGCCCAGGGCATCCCAACCGTCGACGCCGTCACCCAATCGCTGCAGACGATGGCTGACGTCATGGCCTCGACCCTGGCTGATGCCATCGTCGGGCTGCTTTCCGGCACGATGAGCCTGAAAGAGGCGTTCCGGTCCATGGCGCAGTCGATCGGGCAGCAGCTCGAGCAGCTGGCGGCCCAGATCATCAAGTCGCAGATCTTCAAGCTCATCAGCATGCTCGCGGGCAGCGCCACGGGCGGCATGGGCTTCTCGTTCGGCGGCATGTCCTTCGGCGGCTTCTACGCGGATGGCGGCAACCTCGGATCCGGCAAGTGGGGCATCGCGGGTGAGAATGGGCCTGAGATCATCCACGGCCCCGCCAGCATCACGCCGATGGACAAGGCGGGTAGAGGTTCGCCGCAAATGAACGTGACCGTGATCAATAATTCGTCGGCCCAGATCAACACTCGGAAGAACTCGCGGGGCGAATTGGAGGTGCTGGTCGAGGAAATCATGTCAGACAAGGCGCTCCGCGGCGGAAACAAATTCGATGCCGCAATGCAACGCGGATATGGGCTTCGCAGGGCAGGGCGCTAACCGTGGCGATATCCCAGGCCCTAAAGGAAATCTACGCCTCGGCGCCGGCCACCTCGCGCTACATCGACACGCTGTCATTCTCGCACAGCCTTTTCGACCGCACCTATTATTTGACATCGGATAACCAGGCGTGGCCGTTCCTGCTTGAGACGGGGTCTCTGGTGACATTCACGCCCATGCCGTTCCGGATTGTGCTTCCGAGCAGCGACGGCAAGGGCCAGCAAGACCTAAACCTCACCCTCGCCAATATCGGCCGCGACCTTGTCGATCCGCTTGAAGCCGCCATCGCCAACCCCTCCGAGCCGGTGCGCTGCGTCTATCGGGTGTATCTGGATCAATCATCGACCGCGCCGCAAAACAGCCCGCCGCTTACGCTCATCATCACCGGCGTAAACATGGACCGCGATGCGGTGTCGGCAACAGCCACACGGACGGACGTCCTCAACAGGGCGTTTCCGTTCACCTTCTACCGCTATGACTCCTTCCCCGGCCTCCGCAGATGACCCTGGATGAATTTGTCGGCCTGCCCTACCGCGAAGGCGCCCGGGGCCCCGAGGCTTATGACTGTTACGGCCTTGTGGCCACCGTCTTTCGGACGCTCCGCGGCGTCGAGCTGCCGGACTGGTATCAGCAGAGCCCCGGGCCCGGCGCGGCGTCCCGCACCATCTCCGCCGCCCTGCGCGGTGAGGTCGATGGCGGCCTCATGGAGCGGGTGGAGACGCCGGAAGACTTCGACATCGCCGTTGCCGGGAGCAGCCATCATCCGCATCATGTGGGCGTCGTGGTTTCCTGTGGCGTCCTTCACGCCGCGCGCGCGAGCGGTTCCGTGTGGCAGCCGCTGCCGCGGTTCCTGATGATCTATCCTCAGACGGAGTACTACCGATGGCATCGCTAGTTCTGCTCCGTAATCCGCTCACGCCGCACACGCGGGAAACCCACCCGCTGGCCGCCGGAGCTGCGGTCATTGATTGGCTGCAGGAGCATCATCCGGCAGGGTTCGGGATGCCGATCCGCTTCTACCTGAACGGCAAGGAACAGGATCTCGACGCCCTCGATTATCGTGTGTCCGAGGATGACGTGGCGGTGATCGCGCTCATGCCGGGAGACCCCGGAACGATCACGCTAGGAGCCATCCTCACGCAGTTGGCAATCGCTGCGGTCCTCTCGGCCGCGTCCTTTGCCATCAACTATTTCTTCTTCCAGCCGAAAGAACGAGCTGCCGGAAAGAAGGGCGATGCGGTCAGCGTCTATGATGTGTCGTCAGATCAGAATGCCGCTCGTCTTGGCGACCCGATCCCCGTCGTCTATGGAACGGTGCTGACGGCCCCGGATTACATCGCACAGCCATATTCATTTTACGATTGGGACCAGACCGGATACAACTCGCGCTATAATGGCGTCGAATATCTCGATCTGCTGCTGTGCGTCGGAAGCGGCAATATCGACGTGAGCAACGTCTACCTCGGCGACACCGGGGCGCAGACGCCTGACGCAGGCGTTGTCACCTGGCGCGCGTTCAAGCCCGCCGAACATCGCAGCACGCCGGGATACATCAATGCCGCAATCGGTGGCGGGTTTTACGAAAACGTCGTCGTTTCACCGGAAGTGAGCAACCAGGAATTCGTGAACAGCGGCGATGCGGCTGGATATTTTGCCACGGCAAAGGCTGGCATTACAGGCTTTCGCATTGATCTCGACATCGTATGGCCGTCCGGGCTTTTCGACGTTGATGGCGGAAGCAATGCGGGCGACGTCGTCGGGCGTGAATGCCGCTTCACGGTCTACTACCAGGAACTGGACGACAGCGACAACCGCATCGGGACGGAATACAGTTACCCTATACTTGCCAGCACATCGAGCGGCACAAGCGTCACGGGGCCAAATTTTGACACTGTCACAACATCGACGGTGTCTGCCCGCAACAAGACAGCGATCACCGCTCCGCTTCGTCGCACCTATCGCATTTATCCGCCAAAGACCGCACGATGGGCGGTGCGAGTCGTCCGGACCAGCAACCCGCCGAATGCCAAGAGCGGGACCGACAGATTTGTCTGGACCGGATTGCGCCTCTTCGCGTCGTTCCCAAGCACGACCATTTATGGCGACGTGACGTTGCTTGCCTTGCGGGTCAAGGCATCGCAAGGCTTGGGGTCGAATGCTTCCGTCCGTGTCCGCGTCAAGGCAACCCGGCGCCTTGTCCGTCCGAATGGCAGCTCCGAGGCGCAATCCACCAGCGGAGCCGATGCCTTTGCGGATGTCTACACAAACACCACCTACGGCGCCGCGCGCCCGCGCACGGAACTCGATCTCACCACGCTGCTGACGCTCCGGTCAAAATGGGCAAGCTACAAATTCAACCACGTATTCCGGGACCGCACGACAGTCTGGGATGCTCTCCGCACGATCACCACGCCATTCGGCGCCGAGCCTGTCCCTGTCGGGCCAGTCATGTCCATCGCCCAGGACGGCGTGAAATCAGTTCGCTCGATGCTGTTCACCGACGCCAACATTATCGAGGGTTCGATGAATATCAACTATTCATGGGACGAGGAGGGCGTATCGGATGGCGTCGAGATCGAATACCTCGACCCCAACGATTTCCGGCCGATCTACACCCGGTGGCCGACAACCTCGCTGAGACCTGACCAATACCAGCTTCCCGGCGTCACCAATGCAACCCATGCCGCACAGTTTGCGCGCCTCGTCTGGCAGCGCCGGCAGGGGCAGCGGAAGCGCATCACGTTCGACACCGAGATGGAGGGCCTGCTCCTGCAATTGGGTGACCGCATCGGCGTGGCCCACAATGTCCCGAAGTGGGGCGACAGCGGGCTTGTGATCGGCGTGGCCGGAAACATCCTCACCGTTGACCACGACCTCGACTGGTCTGGCGGCTCGAAAACACTCCTGCTCCGAAAGCCGGATGGCGGGGTGACGAACGCGATTACGGTGACGCGCGGGACAGCCGATAACAAGGTTGTGTTGCCGTCTTCACCGCCCACCACAATCAACGTGGACAATGATAGCGATTTTACCTCGTTTGCATTTGGCTCATCCTCGACGCTGGTACGCGATTTCATTGTGACCACGACCACGCCAACGGGTGACAATACCGTTACCGTCGAAGCCGTGAACTATTCGCCCGACATATATACCGGGGCCATGAGCTACATGGTGACGTGATGACGACAGTATATCCGTCAACCTTGCCCAAGCCCGTCCTCGAGGGGTTCTCGGCGAATGTGGACGCCGGAATCATCCGGGCGAACATGCCGATCCATCAGGCGCAACGCCGTGTCTACAATACAATGCCTCACACGTTCACGCTGGCGTTTGTCATGTCGGTCCAGGAATGGGGAGAATGGAGGCAGTGGGTCACAACCTATGGATTCCGCTGGTTTGAAATGAACTTGCCGACATTCTACGCCGGTAACATTTCCGAGGATGTTTCGGCAGTGCTTATCCGGTTCACATCGGACATAACCGCATCAAATGTGAGTGCAACCGACGTGCGGGTCAATGTCGAGGCGGAACTCGCACCATCCGCCATTGCCGCGTGGCTTGAGGCGACCTGATGACTGATTATCCGTCAACCCTTCCGGGTCCGCAAATTGCGGAATACGGAGTCAGCAATCTATTCGGATTGTCGTCCGTCCGCTTTGATCGCGGGAACAAACGCCAACGCCGCGGATCGAAGCGAGACCGGATCGTCTTCAACCTTTCCTTTGTCCTTACGACGCAAGAACTCTGGGTCTGGCAATCGTGGGCCAATGCCTCCGGTTACGACTGGCACACAATGGACCTTGAAAGCGCGTGGTCCGGTTTGGCGGCGTCTGGCGAAACGTTGATCCCGCACACTGTGCGCTACATTTCAGACATATCCATCCAGCCTCTTGGCGCCGGCTATCACCGCGTGATGGTGCAGGCCGAAATGGACGTCAACACGCTACCGCAAGGCGTGGTGGTCCAGACGGGCAACTGGTACGTCGCCCGCACCCCTTCGAACCCGGCTACCGACCGCATCATTGCCGGATCGCCGTCTGCCCCGTCCGCCGACGTGATCATCGCCGGGTCGCCAGACCTCCCGGCCGCCTGATAGGAGACCCCCTTGGCTGACATCTATGCCCGTCAAAGGCAAATCATCGGCAGTACCGCCGCGTGGGCCGCGAACAACATCGTTCTCGGCCTGGGCGAGATTGGCATCGAGACGGTGTCCTCGTCAGACGTCCGCATGAAGGTGGGGGACGGCACGTCGGCGTTCTCCGCTCTGCCCTACGCCTCGGCCTCGAGCACGACGATCAACGCGGCCACGCAGGCGGCGCTGGATGCCAAGGTGGCACTGGCCGGTGGCACGATGACTGGGCTGCTGCTGCTCTCGGGCGATCCGGTCGACGATCTTGGCGCAGTCCCGAAACAGTACGCCGACAATATCAACGACACGCTTTCAACGTCGCTTTCCGGCAAGCTGGCGCTCGCGGGCGGAACGCTCACCGGCTTCCTGTCGCTGCACGATGACCCCACCTCGGCCATGCACGCGGTGCCGAAGCAGTATGTGGACACCAACGTCAACACGAAGGTCAGCAAGTCGGGCGATACCATGACGGGCGCCCTTGTGCTTTCGGGTGATCCCGCCGCCGATCTTCATGCTGTGCCCCGGCAATACGTGACCGGCGGCGACTATCTGACCACAGTCGGCGGCTCGTCAGCTTATGCGGGCAAGGTGGTCAAGCTGAACGCCAGCGGCGTCATCGATTCCTCGCTCGTGCCGGTGAATGCCACCTACCTCGGTACAGTGAACGTCACCGTGGCCTATGGACTCTCCGGCACGTATACGCCGGGCGACTATTTCGCTGTCTCCGCCAGCGGCACAATCGACGCGTCATGGGTGGCAAAGATCAACGGCGGCCCGACCACGGCGGGCGCTGGCCAATTCATCATCTACAACGCCAACACGAAATGGGATCTTGTGGGCGATACATCGTCCTCGAGCGCCATTTCCGGAAAGCTCGACAAGTCGGGCGGCACGATGACCGGCACTCTGGTGCTTGATGCCGACCCCACATCGGCTCTTGATGCCGCGACGAAACAATATGTCGATACGATGCTGCCCAAGGCGGGCGGCACCATGACCGGCGCCATTGTCCTCGCCGCAGACCCTGCCGCGTCCATGCAACCTGCGACGAAGCAATACACCGACACCGCAGACGCCCTGAAGCTTGCCAAGGCATCAAACCTGTCCGACCTGGCTTCGGCGGCCACGGCCCGCACCAACCTCGGCGCAACGACCGTCGGCAATGCGGTCTTCACGGCTGCCGACGCATCCGCCGCCCGGACGGCCATCGGGACAGGAAGCGCAGCGGTGCTGGACGAGGCGACCGCCGCGCAGTTCCGCAACAACACCGCGGACAAGGCGCTTTCGACCGATGGGGTGTGGAACGCTGCCGACACGGTGGCGCTGACGTGGGCGGCCTCCGGCACCACGGCAGTGGACCTGAGTTCCGGAATCAATTTCACGCTTGCCGCCGCAACCGGCAACACCACCCTCGGCGCGCCCACGAATGCCAAGGCGGGGCAGAGCGGGTTTATCTACATCACTCAGGACAGCAGCCCGCGCACAATGGCCTTTGCCAGCGCGTGGGTCTTCGACGGGGCCGCCGATCCCTCGCTGTCGACCACGGCAGGTGCGAAGGACGTCCTCTATTACGTGGTCCTGGACGATGTGGGCCCTGTGGTCCATGGCACGCTGCGGAAGGCGCTCGGCTGATGATCCCGGGTATCGTATCCGCAGGTGCTGCATCATCCGCCGCGCTGCCGAGCGTGCCGATCAGTCTCGTTTACCAGACGCAGACAAAGGGCACGTCGTCGTCTTACAGCAGTCAGCCGCTTGGCGCGGCGGCGGCCAACAGGCATATCATTGTCGCGCTTTCGTCGGTCAGGTTGAGCAGCACCGCCGTCGGAGCCCACAGTTCCCTCACGGTTGCCGGAGCAGGATGCACAAAGCTTGCCGAGGCATCCTCAGGGGTCACGAGCCCGAGCGCGTCAGGCCAAAGAACCTCACTTTGGATCACAACGTCGCCACTTGTGAGCGGGACGACCGGGACAATCGCTTTTTCTGTCGGAACGGCGAACTACACATCGATCATCGTCTGGGCGGCATATGGCGTCGGATCGATCACGCCATACGACTACAAGACCGTCATCGGAACCGGGGCGCTGTCGGCATCGATAAATTGTCCGCAGGACGGCGCATTGATTGCGGCCGCCGCACTCAACGCCACTTCGCTGGCGACGATTTCGTGGAGCGGCATCACCGAGGATGTGGATGACAGCAACAATGTCATGAAATTCGGCGGGGCGTCCCTGGCAAGTCTCAGTGCTGAAACAGCCCGCGCCATTTCAGCCACTCAAAGCGCCACAAGCGTTTATCCCGGCGGCCTTGTGGCCGTCACCCTCTCGCCAGTCTGACCCCCAGGGAATACTGATCTTCACTTGCAACGCATGGCGGAAAGTACCGATGTCCAGCACCGAGCCAACACCGTCCAAGGAATTCTATGTACACATCGGCGCTCCGGAGCCAATCATCGTGCGCCTGCGATCAGCTGGCGTCCTCCTTGCGTTCGATAGCAGCCTGAAATTCACTTACGTCAACGACGCGGGGACCGTCACTCTGGGAGTGGGGTCCGGCATCACACTCTCGACAGACGAAGCGATAGCGAATGCGCGCGCCACGATACAGCTGACGGTGGCGCAGAGCAGGGCGATCCCGGTGGGATCGCTCACGCGCTACGAAATCCAGCAAACGGTTGGTGGTCTTGAGAAGGTTTTCATGATGGGCTCCCTCATCGGCGAGGGCGGTGGCAATCCCGATGGCTGATCCCACTGAAATCATCGAGACCGTCTATCTCGTCGAGATCGTCTCAGGCACAACGAACACGGTTGAAACTCTTTCAACTTCCGACACCGTCGTCGAGGTGGCTGTGCCCGGGCCCGCCGGGCCGCAGCCAACTGTGCCTGCCGCCATCGTTTATGTGTTCGACGGCTGCGATGCGCCCATTGCGGTTGGAGTCAAGGCCGGCATCTCGGTTCCATTCAACTGCACGATCCAGTCGTGGACGCTCACGGGCGCGCCCACCGGGTCCATTACGGTTGACGTGCTGAAAACAGGCTACGCCGGCTGGCCGACCCTCACCGGCGCCTCGATCACGGGCGGTGCCAAGCCCGCGATAACTGCCGGGCAAAAGGGATCGTCATCGAACCTCACGGCCTGGTCTCCCAACCTGCTGGAGGGGGACATCATCGTGTTCAACGTCGAGTCATGCTCGGCGATCACGCTTGCAACCCTCACCCTCAAAGTCATTCGCACGCCGTAGAAAGGAAGTCCTCCAATGGCCGTTACATACTCCGCCACGCTGAAGACCAACCGCATGCAGCTGGTTGCCGACCTCATCGCCGGCAAGACTGCGGCGGCATCGACAGGCTCCGCGACTGCGGGCACGCTCGTCATCGGTACATCCGGCATGGCAACGACGCTGGCGACGTTCAATCTCCCGACCACTCCGTTCACTGTTTCAGGTGCTGTCGCGACGCTGCAGGGCACACCGCTCTCCGCAACGGCCGCCGCCACGGGCACCGCTGCCGCTGCGCAGATCAAGAACAACGGCGGCACCGTGATCATCGACGGCCTCACGGTCGGCACGTCGGGCACCGACATTATCATCTCCAGCACCTCGATCACTTCCGGCCAGACCGTCCAGGTCACGTCGGGCACGATCACCCACGGCTGACGGCTGACCGATGACCATATCGCTCAAGCACACCACCCAGGCGACCGGCACCAACGCCGGGAACGGCGAGATTGCCAAGGAGCAGTGGAACGAGAACCACACGCTGACGATGGCCGCAGACCGCATCCTGGGCCGCACCACGGCAGGGGCGGGGGCTGTTGAGGAAATCGCAGCGGGAACGGGCCTGACGCTTGCAGGGGGCACCCTGTCGGTGACGACCAACACCTATCAGCCGCTTGACGATGAGTTGTCGGCCTTGGCTGGTTTGGTGTCTGCTGCCGACAGGTTGCCGTATTTTACCGGGGCGGGCACTGCTTCGCTTGCCACGTTCACGGCGGCAGGCCGCAATCTTCTGGACGATGCAGATACCGCTGCACAGAGGGCGACCCTTGGCCTGACCATTGGCACCGACGTTCAGGCTTATGACGCCGATCTGTCCGCCATTGCTGGGCTTGCAGGCACCTCAGGCCTCCTCAAGAAGACCGCGGCTAACACGTGGACGTTGGATACCACGAGCTACTCCGCAGTCGGCCACACCCACGCGCAGTCCGATATCACGAACCTGACGACGGACTTGGCGGCGAAGGCACCCCTCGCCAGCCCGACCTTCACGGGGGTGCCCGCAGCGCCGTCTGCGGCGCGCTACACGAACACCACGCAGCTTGCGACGACGCAGCAGGTGTATGACACGGTCACGAACTCACCCGAGAACGCGCAGACCGGCACGACCTACACCTTCGTGGCAGCCGACAGGGGCCAGGTCGTCACTCTCAGCAACGCCGCCTCCATCACGGCCACCATCGACAACAGCGTCCACACCGCTGGCGACAGGATCGACGTCGTCCAGTACGGCGCGGGGCAAGTCACCTTCGCGGCGGGTGCTGGCGTGACCATCCGGTCCTCGGGATCGAAGCTCAAGCTCACGGGCCAGTATTCCGCAGCGACCCTGTGGTTCAAGTCGGCGTCCGAAGTCGTGCTCATCGGAGATATCACGACATGATCGGACCTCTTCTCGCCGCAGCCGTAGCAAGCGAACTCGTGGTGCCGAACCCCAAGCTCGTGCTTCCGCCGAAGCCCGCTATCATCAGACCCGAGAGCATCGAGTTCTCCAAGCATCTTCTGGCCATGCCCTTTACTATGGGCATGCTCCCCGGCAAGGTGAACACACCGCCGCGCATCCTGACGTACCGCACGTCGCAAGCCTTTGGTACGCTGGCTACTTCATTTACAGTGACATCAGCCGCGATTGGCACCGCATCTTCAGATCGCATTGTTGTTGTTATAGCCAGCACCTCAAATTCAATCGCAATAACCTCATGCACGCTTGCCGGGTCGGCAATGACGAAAGCTGCGGCGAGCCCCGCCGGAACTGGCAGTACGGCCATATTCTATCTATCGAGCACCTCTGGAACCACCGCCACTGTCGTCGCATCAACTGGCGGTTCCACCACACGAGCATGTATCGGCGTTTACACCGTTCTGCTTGGAACGACCTCTGCCACTCCATCGGCCACCCAGACGGTAAGAACTACGACAGGAACCACTGGGACGCTGCCGTCCGTTACGGTCCCGGCTGGCGGCGTTTTCATCGCCGGTATGTATTCATCGGCTTCCACCGGGGCCGTCACATGGACTGGCGCAACGGAAAACTACGATCTCGTCATAAACGGCGCGACAGGAGCGTCTGGGGCAAGTGGGACTACAACCGGGACAGTAAACGTGTCTGTGTCAGGCTCGTCCGGCATTTGGGCCGGGGCTATTGCTGTCTGGTAACATCAAGGAAACACGAACATGCAACTCAAGCCTCTTCTTCTGCAGACCATGACCGATCTGGGCGTCACGCCCGATGAGCTTGTGCTTCTGCAGGGCCGCATGCTCTCGGCGGTATCGTCGCTGCAGGCCAATCTCGTCGCTCTCGACGCGCAGATTTCCACGCTGCAGCGCCAACGTGAGGAGGTCGCGGCAGAACTTGGGCAGGCCAGCACCACAGTCATGAAGCTGGTGGACCCGGACCCGGAGCCGCTTCCCGAGGTGCCTGTCGAGCCGACACCGGAACCCACGCCAGAGCCGCAGGTGTAGCATGTTCACTCGCCTCCAGATCGCGCGTACGACAGTCAACAACTCTCCACCGCCAGATGGCTCGCTGGCGGATGTCGAAGCACTCCTCGCCCAGCAGGACGAGGCCACCAAGATCACCTGGGAGTTCGCCCTTGAGTTCAAGCGCAGCGATCCCTTGCTCAATGCGCTCGGGCAAAACCTTGGGCTGACAGAGCAGCAGATCGACCAGCTCTTCATCGCGGCGGCGGCGCTTTAGCCATGTCCGGTATCTTTGACACCGGGATATTCGACACCGGGATATTCGACACAAATTCAGGGCTGACAGCGTCTCTTGCCGCGACCGAGGCAGCAGACACCGCCAGCTTCGCTCTTTCGGCAAAGCACACCGCCACCCTCGCGGCGACGGAAGCAGCAGACACCGCCTCCTTCGCCCTGACGGCGCGGCATACTGCAACATTGTCGGCCAACGACGCACCGGACACCGCTGCCTTTGCACTGACGGCATCCCACACTGCAACGCTGGCTGCGACGGAAGCGCAGGACACTGCAGCCTTCACGCTGACGTCTGCGCACACGGCGGCGCTCGCTGCGACCGAGGCGCAGGATACCGCTTCGTTCGGACTGGCAGCTGCCCATACAGCGGTGCTGGCAGCCTCAGAAGCGCCGGACGTCGCATCTTTCGCCATGTCGGCGGCGCATACTGCCGTTCTGGCAGCCACGGAGGCAGCGGACACAGCGGCCTTCGGTGCGACGGCCGGCAGCACCGTAACGGCCACCCTGGCCGCGACGGAGGCCCCCGACATTGCCGCGTTCCTCGCCAACTCCAGGCACACCGCCATATTGGTGGCCACGGAGACTCCGGACGTTGCTTCCTTCACTCTCACTGCGGCGCACACCGCCACCTTGGCAACCACCGAACTGCCTGACATAGCCGCGTTCGCCATGCGTCAGTTCTCCGGGCGCACCAGCTATTCGCACGGCTTCATCATCAGCTGACGACGCTGTTTTTCAGAGGAGCGCATAATGCCACCGAGCCGTGAAGACTGGCACCTCGACAAGAAGGTACCCATTGGCCTGATCATCGGCCTGATCGTGCAGACGGTCGTGCTCGCGACGTGGATCACGACGCGCTTCGACGGCATCGACAATCGCATCGCCAATCTCGAGAAGAGCGACGGGGGGCAGGCCAGCCACGAGAGCCGCCTCGTCATCCTCGAGCAGCAGTTCAGCTACATCCGCTCCGACCTCGCAGAGATCAAGGAGATCCTGCGGCGCCGGTTCCAAAGCAATAGGTGAACTGTGAAAATCTCCCGCACCGGCATTGACCTTATCAAGAAATGGGAAGGTTGCCGCCTCACTGCCTACAAGGACAGCGTCGGCGTCTTGACGATCGGCTACGGACACACATCCGCAGCAGGAGCACCTAGCGTCAAGAGCGGCATGACAATCACCCAGATCGAGGCTGACGGGATATTGACAGCTGACCTGGTGAAGTATGAGGCGGCCGTGTCGAAGGCGCTCACCCGGTCGCCCACACAATCGCAGTTCGATGCGATGGTCAGCCTTTGCTACAACATTGGCACGGGCGGATTCGCCGGCAGCTCGGTGGCAAAAAAGTTCAACGCTGGCGATCTGAAAGGTGCTGCCGACGCATTCTTGCTCTGGAACAAGGGCGGGACGCCGAAAAGGGTGATCGATGGCCTCACCAATCGGCGCGCAGCGGAGCGCCAACTATTCTTGTCGGCCACCGAAGCCGCGCCGAAGCCCGTGGCGCCCGTCCCGGTTCCGCCTGCACCGACACCACCCCCGACCCCGGAACCCCCGCCACCGGCCACGCCCGCCAATCCTGGCGCATCCATTGCCGGGTGGCTGCTGGCGGCGGCCGGCGGCCTGATTGCAGCCCTCGCCGCTTGGATGATGCGGGGCTAGGGCGCCTCCCTTTCCTTACCGAAACCCTAACGAAAGGTTGCCTTCAATGCGTCTCGTTCCCGATTGGCGTTCCGCCTGGCGCTGGTTCTCGGTCCAAGCCCTCGCCATCCTTGCCGTGCTGCCGATGGTGTGGCTCAACCTTCCGCCCGATCTCAAATCGTACATTCCAAAAGAGTGGGGACTTGCCATCGTGTGCCTGGTGGCGGTTGCCGGCATCGCAGGCCGCGTGATCGATCAGAACAAGCCGGCCGCCTGATGCTCGGCACCCTGTTATCGTGGCTGACCGGCGGATTTGTGGACAAGCTCGTCGGCCTCGGGCAGGCGTACATCAACAAATCCGTCACCGAGGCGCAGTACCGGGCCGAGGTCGAGAAGGCCGCCACCGATGCCGCGCGCCAGATAGAAGCGGCATGGGCCGACGCATCGAGCAAGATAGCAGCCTCGACGCAGGACGCACTCAAGGCGTCTCCGATCCTGCAACGGGCATGGGCCGCGGTGCTGTTCCTGCAGGTGGCGGTGCTAGTGTTCTACCAAGTGGGGGCGCCGGCATTCCAGGTCATTACCGGGACGGCATGGCCGGACCCCGGCGTGACGTTGGAGTGGTGTTATCTGTTGATCGGCGCGCAGCTAGGAGCCGGGCCACTCGTTTTCCGCCGCGGGCGTTAGGATCACGGCTTATCCTTAAGGGCGCGGATGGCGGCGGCGATTTCGTCCGCTGCCTGTTCAGCGGCGGCATAGGGCGCGGTGGCTAGGTTGCCGTGTGTGCGGGCCGGGAATGCTTCCGCCACCCTCGCCGCCTCTTCCAGCGTCTCGTTGCGGATGATGGCTATGGCTGCGTCTGCTTCCATTTGATACGCATTACGGGCCTCGTCTGAGGCGTCTTCCCATGACACAGGCGCGCAGTTTTCATCCAGCGGTGTCGCCCACATCGCCTTCGCCACCCTCTCGCGCAGATCGTCACTCATCGCTGCGTACCTTCGCTGTCCCGTACTCAGGTGGGAATTTGCCGTTCTTCTCAACGTAAGCCAGCCACCACTCGGCATACATCCGGCGGTTGGCAAGGATGACTTCCTGTATGGACTTCGGCAGTGCATTGAAGCGGG